CCCTCTAGACCCTGCTCGATAAAAGGTGAATCCTTTAATGTCATTGGCGTAAGTAATCAAATCATCATATAATCCTTCTGGGGAGAAGGTAGCCGGAAGATTGCAAGTTTTTGATACTGCGGAGTCAATAAACTGTTGAACCACTGACTGCACCTTGATATGCTCCTCGGGAGTAACATCATATGCTCCCACACAATGAGACACATCTCTTCCTCGCAAATATAAGTCCTTGAACAGAGGGTCAATTACAAGGGTCTCATTCCATACATCAGTAGACCCAGACCTCCAACGTCTTTTATACACAGGAGCAAAGATTGGTTCCAGTCCTGTAGAAACTCCTAGAACCATAGAAATAGTTCCCGTTGGAGCCACTGTAAGAAGGATTGCATTTCTCAAGCCGTTCTTTTTAATATCCGACCTAATTCTAGGCGGAAGAGTCTTCATGAACTTCTCGTCTCTGAGCTTGGAGAAATCGTAAGCAGGAAACCTTCCTTTTTCCCTAGCGAGATACATAGAAGCTTTATAGGCTTCATTTCGAATCGTAGCAAAAAGCCTTTCTAAAAACTCAATGCAGTCCTCACTACCATAACGGTATCCCGCCTTAATTAAGAAATAATGTAATCCAGTCACTCCAAGACCGATTCTACGGCTACGGCTTCCTGCTTCTTCGCACTCTGCTATGGGAAAATGGTTTGACGTAAGGATGTTATCAAGAAATCTAACACCAGTCCTAATAGACCTAGCAAGGCGACGCCAGTCAATATCACCGTCAATATCCACCATATTAGACAAATTAATATGCCCCAAGCAACAGTTTCCATAAGCAGGCAAAACCTCTTCCCCGCAGGGATTTGTTGCGGGCATGTCTTCGAAGTATGAGACATTCGTGTATTCATTTGCAAAATCGATATTAAAAATTCCGGGTTCTCCGGATTCTACCGCATTATCTATGATACGTTTCCATATATCTTTTGCCATTAAAGGAATTTTTTTTGCGTCTGAGAATGTATCCTTGTAATGCTTCTGGTGTGAAATCCCTGCACGACCAATAGCATCTTCCTCATCTTTAGCAACTACTGTTATGGTGTCGTTTCCTAGTTCCGAAGTTCTGGCTAAGTCATACGTGTAGTATTTGCTGTGGCGACCTCCGAAAGTAAAGTACCACTCTTCATCATTTTCTACAGCAGAAATAAATCTCTTTGTAATCGCTACAGAAATGTTAAAGTTGTTTAGTTCTCCTCTGTCTAATTTTACATTTAGGAACTCTAAGAAATCAGGGTGGCTAATGTTAAGAATTGCCATAAGAGCCGTTCTTCGGTTTTTGCCCGCACGAACATGTTCCCCAATTTCGTTAATCATTTTCATAACTGAAATAGAACCGGGAGCGGACCATTTAATATTCTGAATATCATCCCCTTTAGGTCTAATCTTGGAGAAATTAAATCCGATGCCTCCTCCAGCACAGGAAATCTTGTACATGTCAGATACAACTTTTCCAATAGATTCTACAGAGTCTTCTGGGTCGAGGACATAGCAGTTAAGCATGTTATATTTGCTTCTTCCCGCACCAAAAAGAATTCGTCCCCCTGGACAAAAGTCTCCGGAATTAATTGCATCGAAAAACTTTTTCTCTGTAACTTCTCTGGTTTCTGGGGTTTCTACGTCAGCTGCTTTACGGGCAACTCGTCTGGCACACTCTTTCCAGCTTTTCTCGCCTGGATATGCGTACTTAGAGTGGAAGATAGTTTCTTGAAGGGAATCTTCAGGGAGTTCGTAAGCCATTACTCGTCCTCGATTGTAGCTAAAACTTCGTCTTCATCGATAAGAATTAGTTCTTTCCCATCCCATTCTACAACTTTCCCAATATAATCATTATAGAGTACGTATTCCCCTTCCTTAATAACACAATCTTGCCCTACAGCAAGTACAATTCCTTCCGAGGATTTTTGATCCTGTGCTTCATCGGGGATAATAATTCCGAAGTTGGACTCTACTTTGTTTATTCTAACTTCGACTAATAGTCTTTTTCCGTGTGGTTTAATCATCTTTTTCGTATGTGGATAGTATGGTTACTTAAAGGAAGTAACTCCTTTTTTCTTGGTTACATGCAGAACATCTGCTTCGTCCTCTATTAAAGACGTCATATAATCATTATGTGTAATAAGAAAGAGTTTTTTTTCTTTGGTAATCTCTTTGGTTAATTCGCATAATCCCTTCACGCCTTCTTGGTCTAAAGAGTCTGCGACTTCATCGAAGAACACTAAATTAGACCTGCTTTTGCCTGATAGTATTAGAAGGTCGTTTAAAGCAAGCATTACAGCTAGGGATACTTTCTTCTTCTCCCCTCCAGAAAGAGCGTCAAAAAATACTTTATGTTTCTTTGATTTAATAGTCTCGTCCAGAAGGTCATCGAATGAGATTGAGAAATTACCTTTGGTCAGGACGCTCAAATAATAATTGGAGCGGTCATTGAAATATTCCAAGATGTGCTGGATAACGTACTTTACGAGTCCTTGTTCTGAAAACGCGTGTTCCCAAAATCGCATAACATCATATTTTTTCTGAGCTTCCTCAACTTCTTTAGAGTGTTTTCTGGTTAAACGTTGCTGAGATTTAATTTGACTAGTAATTACCTTCATCTCAACCTCAGTATTCTTTACCCCCTCAATCAATTCATAGTCGCTAGAAGAAATAGGCACTTGAACTTTGTCAATTTCCAAAGAAGCTTCCTTTAATTGTTTACGGACTATATCTCGTTCTTGATAGGAGTCTTCTAAGGTTTTCTCATTCTGTAGTTTCTTGCTGTAGTGAGCAAAGGGAACTTTTCCACAATGTTCACAGCACTCATTACTTGAGAGAAATTCAATTTCTTTCTTGAGACGGATAATGGTGTCTTCCAAAGTTTTTAAGGCATGCTCTTTACTTCTGTGTTCAAGTTCTAAATCGTTACGCTTATTCTCTAAATCTTTAATATCCGTAAAGGACATCTTACGAATAAACTTTTCCTTTTCTGGGGAAAGCAAGGCATATGCGTCTTTCCTATTTTTTCGTAAGTTTGACTTTTTAGTTTTTAAAGAGTTAACTTTTTGTGCCGATTCTGAATGCAAAGTAACTGCGATCTTCTTTTCATTATTATAACGGGTCTTTAAAGATTTGATCTTAGAACGATTTTTAAACAAGTCCGTAACATTTAAAAAACTTTGAATTATAGACCTTTTCTCTTCGGGCGAAGAAGATAAAAAATTAATTGAGTTTTGCTGTCCGAACACAATAGAAGCCAAGAATACGTTATAATTAGTATTCAGAATCTTTTCAAGATTTGCTTGTGTTTGCTGGATGCCTTCTAATGTGCAGTTTTCTCCATTTGAGTCTACGATAAGGGAGGGAGGTTTCTTCGTCCTAGTGATTGTGATATTATCATTTACAACCAGAGTAACTTTGCATTGGCTCTTTGAAAGGTTATGCGTTATACTTTTCTCGGTAGTTTTTCGAATGGTCTTCCCGAACAAAGCAAATACAATTGCTTCAATAATAGAACTTTTTCCCGCCCCGTTGGAAGAAAAAGGCTTAGTGTCCTTATTCTTTCCTAAGACTCGTATAAGCCCAGAGTAATCTTCGAAATTAAGCTCTGCTTCCTTGATGGAAAGAAAACCCTCTATCTTTACGCTATTAATTTTCATCTTTAATTAGCTTTAAAGCCTCTAAAAGTTCTTCTTTGGAAAAGATTGAGTCTCGAGAATCTAAATAGTCCTCAATTACCTTATCGTCTAAAGAAATAAGTTTAGTATCAGGAGAATAAGAAGAGCCGAACTTAGGAAGAATATCTTCAAAAGATAGTTCCAGGTGATCGATTTTATAATCAGTAATAAGTTTATCATGTAATTGTCTTTCCACATACTCATCTAATCGGTCTAATTTGACTCGTAACATTGTAAAAAAGGAATCAAATTTAAATTTTTTATTGGCACTAGGAAGCTCATCAACTGTACACTCTACGTGGCGGATGCCGAAATCTATAGGTTTTCTAATAACTTCTATATTTCCATCTCGGATAAGAAGTTCCATAGACATCTTTACAGCATTTGCTTCTCCGTATGAGTTAGAGTAGGGTGTTCCAATAACGTATATATTATCGTATTTTTTAGGCTTATGTATATGCCCTAAGAAAGCTAATTTCTTTTTAGGAAAATGCCATTTCTTTAACTTAGTTTCGAAAGCATAGAAGCCGTTAGATATACACCCGTTAAACCCAAAATGACCGAAGATATGATTTTTGCTTTTCTTAACTTCATCTACTATCTTCTCTTCGCTTTCGTAATGAGGAATGAAATCAAAAGTTGCCGACCCGATTCGGTATGTTTTGGTATCCGTAATAATTTTCGCTTTGTTTTCGAACAGCGATAACGTAGACTCGGACGTGCCGTCTTTGTGTATAGTGTCATGATTTCCTCTTAAAACATAAATGTCTTTGCATTTGAAAGAATCTAAAACCTTATCAAATGCTAATAGTTCATCCCCTGAGGGATTTCTTTTGTGGAATATATCTCCTCCGATAATAACTGAGTCCGGAGGTTTTCTGTTCACAAGGCGTGTTAACGACTTAACTTGGGCATCTAGAAATCCAGGGATATAATCACTTCTCAGGTGTATATCTGAAAGAACTACAACTCTATGCGTCTTGGACATATTCCATTATCGTCTTTAGGTTTTCCATTTCTCCGGCTTTTGAAAATTCTACTTCAATTCCATCTCCAAAAGCTTTTCCAACTTCAACATCTACTTCAAAAGGAACTTTGAATTTTAGATGGTACATTCTTTCTAAGTCCGAAGTATCTGTAAGCTCTTTCTTTACTAGCTCGGAAACTTCTTTTACGATAGAGTGGTCACATTGAATCTCCACACTATCGTGCACGGTGGCAAGAATTTCAGCGTCATATCCTTTATCCCTCAAAGACTTATCTAATCTTTTTAACGCATGAAGCATCATGTCAGATGCAGAGCTTTGGATAACAAAATTCATTCCTTGCCTTAAAGCCCTGTATTGATACTTTTTGATTGGACTCTTGACATTAGATAGATGTCTCCTGCGACCAAACAAACTAATCGCACATTCGTTTTTTCGAATAAATTTATGGACAAACTTAATCCACTCGAATACCTTTGGGAAGGATTCTTGGTATGCCGCAAATATACTCTTGCAGTAGTCTACAGTCTTTCCTGTTTGCTGTGCGAGTTTGGTAGGACCTCCCCCATACACAATAAGAAATGAACAGGATTTTGCAATTTGACGCTCGTCCTTTGTAATATCTTCCGGGGGTTTTCCATAAATCAAGGACGCAGTATACTTGTGCAAGTCTTGACCTGATTGAAATGCATGGATAAGATTCTCGTCGTTACAGCACTGAGCTAATACTCTAAGTTCAGCGGTAGAGAAGTCAGCCGTAATAAAGGCTTTACCTTCATCCGCTTTCATGAGATTTCTAATATTCACGCTGTCAGCGGTTGGGCGAGGTAGTGTGTGAAAAGAAACACCTTTACTCATATCTTTCGTTCTTCCCGCTGAATACTTAGAACAGCTGAGACGCCCTGTAACGGTCGCAGTGAAGTTATAATTTGAGTAGATACGACCATCCTCATTCCATCCTAAAGCCGCTTCTACCCCCTTTACATACGTCTTATACTGCTTTGTCTTGTACTTATAATCTAGAAGCTTCACTACGAAGTCCTTGGCTTCCTGACTACAGGAAATATCTGACGTGAGCTTGGTCAGATGCTCCTCCGTAATAGAAGGAGCTTTTGTTTTTAATGAAAAATCTTGAGGTATTAGCCCAAACCCCTCTTCTTCAAACAACAACTTTCCTAGTTGCTGGTTTGAGTTTGGGTTCAAATCATCGTCCCAAGGACATAGCTCGTCTAGCTCCTTATGTAACACTTTTAGGGTTTCTGCAAGCTTCTCATCTAACACTTTCAAATACTCTTGGTCTACAGAAATTCCTCTATCCTCTACATCTCCTAAGATAAGCGTAATATCTTTGATTAGATTATTGTATACAGGGTTCAAGCACTTAGCCGTCATATCCTTTCTTAGAATTTTCCAACTTCTAAGAGTAAAATCTGTATCCATGGCATTTCCATATGCCATGTCTGATAAAGGCATATTTGCCCAGTCGTGAAAAGCTCCTTCGGTTACAGTTAACATTCTAGTCCTCCAAGACTTCAGGGAAATACTGTTTTACTAAATCCATTAATGCGTGTGGAAGATTCTCGTCTACAAGCGAATGCATGATTTGAGTATCTTCTAAGTTATTAAACTCTGTCAAGCCCCAATTTTTTAAGAATTTATAATCAAACTTTACATTATGAGCAATTTTGGCTACTGATGTAGATGCTAGAAGCTCTGCACATCTTTTCTTGATATGTTTATCCTCAGAAGGAGACCATTCACTTTCCTTGTGGTTTATGGGAAATACAAAGGCTTGATTCTCATCATAAGAAATTCCAAACGTCAGAAGTTTATGCTTCTTGAAATCTAACCCCTCTGTTTCAAGGTCAAATGCTACAGCCTCTGAACCCATACAAATATCCATTAACTCGTCGAATCTCGCCAAGTCTCCATTAAGGAGTTCATAAGGGGAACCGTCAAACTTATTAACCTTCAGAATATATTTCCTATATGCGTTGTTTACGTCCTGAATAAACAAGTCTCTCAATTTAGGCTCGGCGTAAAGAGAGAATGGGTGAAGTGTGGGGGCTACAGGAATTCTAGTACTCTCATCTTCCTCGTCCAGCTGAATTACGAACTCTTTCCCTCTCTTTGTAGAAATTCCCGACTTCTTGGTTAGGGTTTTCAAAGCTAGATTTCCAAGCGGGATTACTAGAGTAGGGTTAATTGCCTCTAGGTCTTCTTGTAAGTACTCTCTATGCTTCGCAATCTCTTTCGTAGTCAAGTCATCCTCACTAACATTAAAGTCCTTTACAGCGGCTACAAACTGGTATGAGTCGGAAGGAAGGTCAGTCTTCTTTAGCAGAAGGTTTAGAATCTTGTACTCCTGGTCTGAAAATTCATAAACCCTTCCATACTTCTTCTGGTAGGAGTCATGAATGAATACAATCTTCTCATCTCCGGGAGGAACTCGATGAGAACAAGTGGTTTCGTTCTCACTTTCGAAGCTTTTTACTAAATTTTCTAAATCCGACATCTATAACAGGTTACAATGGCTAAAGGCAAAAATCATTACCTAAACAATAAGGAGTTCGAAGAAACTATCAAGAATTACCTTGAGAATCCTTCCGAGTACGAAGACGAGCTCGTTTCTAAGCTGGATTTACTAATCACCAACATTATCCACACGTTCAAGTTCAAGATTGATCCTGATGATGCTAAGCAGGAATGCTTCGTGCTTGCCTTCAAGATATTAAAGAACTTCGATCCGAAAAATGGCTCAGCTTTCAACTATTTTACCACGGTATTTGTAAACAACATGAAACTTCTATACACAAAGAACAAGAAGTATGTTGAGAAAATACAAAGGTATCAAGAGTTTAAGAAGCCCGATTCCTACGGACCCGAAACTCCCCGGTAAGAGAATTCCATACTCGTGGAAGATAATCTTCCTTCCGAATACGACCCTTAACGGAAGATACCATACAAGGAGTGCTGGTAACATTGAATGCTACAAATGAATGTGGCAAGTCCCAGCTATTAATTAAATAAAGCGTCTCATCTCCTTTTTGGTTAACCCAGGAGGAGTTTACATACTCAAGAAGATTAGTGCTATACTTATCCCATTTGGAGTAGTATAGCACCTTAAAATCTGCGGAGCGTTTGTTTTTGATGAGGGAATTTAGAAGTCCTTCACGCTCAAGGGTAATTACTTCCCTAGTCATCGGAGGAACTCTTTACTTCTTCCATCATCTTTTTGCCATAATCCTCGAGCTCTTCACGGTCCTGAGTCTTTTTCTCATCTTCCGTAGTAACTCCAGCATCGCTAAGAAGAGTTTCTTTCTCTTCATCAGACATTCTATTGATGCGTTCAGTTAGTTCTTCCATAAAGGCTCCAATTCCTCGCATAAACAAAAAACGAGCGAAGTCATTATCACTCATCTCAGGTGGTTTAGCAGCCTCTTTCAATGCAGCCCATTGGTCGGTCTCAGCCTTATTCATTTTAATGTATAATTTCATTCTTCGTGGTCCTTCTTTTACTTTATAGTTACAGTTGAATTTATCAGGGTCTAGTTCGAATAGAGTGATTTTTTTTGTTTCCACGACCTATTATAGTTCAAGATGTCTAAGAAATCTCCAAAGGATTTAGAAAATTTTAAAAATGATTTCCATAAGAAGAAGAAGGTTAATAGCCGAGCTAAGGGAAGTGCTTATGAGAGAGCATTAGCAAAAAGATTAAACGGGAGATTTAATACTACTGAGTTCTGTAGAACTCCAGGCTCAGGAGCCTTTGGAAGTACTCACCAACTTCCCTCCTACCTCAAGGTGTATGGAGATTTGATTACCCCTGAAAATTTCAAATTCGTAATCGAAGCTAAGAAAGGGTACAATGTTACTTTAGAGGATTTATGGAGACCTAAAAGCGACTTCTATAACTTTATCAAACAAGCCTCTAAAGACGGTAAATTTGCTAATAAACCTTGGCTTCTGATATACAAGAAGGATAGGAAGAAAGATATTCTTATATGTATCGACCCGTTTCCTATCCCTGAGGTTATCCTTGTAAAAGGAAAATACTATGTTTACCTGTTAGAAGATGTTCTTGAGTTGGATGATTCCGAGTTTCTTACTTAGCAGCCGTGTCTATAATGTGACCACCTCTGCAATTAGATTCATACCTTAAAAATCCATCCTTAAATCTAAGACCTGATTTTAACAACCATTCTTTAGTATTTGGGTCTCGAATAGAAAGTTTTCCTGTCGGTGAAGTGTGAATTTTATAGTCACCGTTTAGCATAGCTATCAGCGTATCATCAACTAGCTTGCTTTGGGTAGTCTCATGTAATCCTTCCCCTATAACTCCTGCCGACATGACGCAATCTGCTGTTTGTGCTCCAGATATCAGATAATCGTGAGCCATCTTAGCCCTTAATTCTCTATCACTCTTCCCCATTGTAGTTTCGATGGACATAAGACCAGCTTGCAAGTCTACTACTTTTTTCTTATCAAAATTTTCAGGGTTTGCTTGGAAGGATTCTAAATCCTCTAGGATACGATGTGCTCTTTCCAACTCTGGACTTGCGAGATTTTTAATTTTAGCACTTACTTCTGATTTTACATGGTCTAGATTAGGAGGAACTCCTTTTACCCATTGAGCAGTAGCTGTTTTATCGGATGTAGAAGGGGGAGTAAGGTTGCTAAAAGCACTTACTATACGTCCATGAGCTTCTTTTTCCCGAGCTCTTGCGCTTGAAATTGATTGTATGTGTTCCTCACTTAGTCCTGCTTCTCTCAAAGCAATTAGATGTCCCTTCATAACAGAATCCCCAGACTCGGAGTTTAAGGCATTACTTGCAACTTGAGTTCCCATTGCTATGTCTTTAGTTCTAAGATTTGTAGGAGGAGCATATGTTTTTATATTAGTACCTACATGCCCTTGGTCTGCTGCCATTCTTCTTTTCCCGCCTTTTGGGGAGGTGGAGCCTATTAGAGTTAAAAACTCATTAGCTGCAGCTACAGAGTTAAATAAAGTTGCCGAATCCTCATTAAACCTTATATGGTCGTTGGTATTAAAAGGAGAGTTTTCAGGGGAAACGTGCCCTTTTAACTGGGAGATATCTTTTCCGTTGAGGAATTTTCCTGTTTGTACAACCTGTGCTTCTAAAGTCTCAAGAGTTCGGAATGATTTTGAGGTTTTAGAATCAGTAAGCATAACTGTTAGAAGTTTAACGGCTACGGAAACTCCAGGATCATTCATATCCGCACCTAAAGAATCTAGCAATCCTGCCAATTCCTCATATTCATATCCTTCTGGGATCGGCATGCCGGGGTTATTGTCTAGGTGGGTAACCAAGGATCTAAACCCGTCAAACTGTCTGCCTGTAGTATCAGCCAGTAATGCAAGAAATTCAAGAACTTTTCTTCGGCTTACTTCATCATTAGGATTTTTCCGTAAGTGACCTACAAGACTTAAGATTTGAGGAGCGAGTTCTCCGAAGTCCGATCTCGCGGTTGCAAATTTGCAACCTTTTGAAGATGAGGCTTTTATGCACGGAACATGATTTCCTTTTTCACTTACTTCTTCCCCACATATAGGTTTATCGCCGAACTCATCAATTAAATCTTTAAAGATATCCTCCCTGCCTGGTCCAGAAGAAATTCTAATACCGTATGCTCTATCCCTAGAAGAAAGAGCTATACCTTCTGGATCATCATTACTAGGAACATGTTTATACCCTGCTAACATTTTTGGAGGGTTTGCTCCATCTTTAGACCCATAATAAATAGTTTTTCCTCCTTCCCTCGTGAAAAATCTATCTAGTACTTCCCTCTCCTTGCTTCCTTTGGGGGCTGTAACACACTTATCTGAGGCGTGATTCTCTACTACATCTAGAAGGGTTGTTAAATCTTCTGCGAACTCTTCAACAGTTTCCCGTGAAACTTCCAAACTATCCCCACTCATTGACCTAATAAGTTTACCGACGTTTTGCCAGGTTCTGGAATCTTCGCCTACTAAGGCATTTACCAACCCTTGAGTAGCTTCTAAAGCCTCTTCTTCTGCACCTAAAGCCTCTTCCTCGTTTCTACCTCTAATACCATAAGCTGTAGCGGATTCTGCAATTCTTGAGAATTGACGTTCAAGCAGTTGTCTAGTTGCTCCTCCACTTTCCTCATCAATATTTCTTACCATTTGAGATCTTTGCTGGGGCAGGGTGTCTTCTTCCCCTTCAGGCTCTTGCTGTGCAGCGGCAATGCGAAGTTCTATGTCAGCAATAAAACTTTCAGCCTTGGCGGATTTTCTTTTATTCCCCAAACCTTTTAACTCTACCGTCTTCCCAAGCATGGGTTCCAGCTCTCTTTTTTTCATTTCTAGAGCTGAGATGTAAGATTTGGTATCCTTAGCACCGAGACCTCGTTTTCCTAAAACCGCATTGTAAAATGAGTTAACACGCTGTCCCTCTACAAGAAGACCTTCAGTGAAAGAGTATCTCCGCTTTCTCAGCTGAGAATAAGATTCAAGAAGTTCTTCGAAGATGAGCATGACCTTTAAAATAAATAGGGAATGCCTCTTCCGAGACATGCCCTATTATAGAAGTATTTTATAATTATTCCAGACCTGAATACTGAACTGCGAAATCATACCGGATTTCTACTTCAATAGTGTGAAATTCGTTGGTCGAGTAATTAAATTCAGCAAGCTTCCAAGACTTAGGGTATGCTCCGTAAAGATGAATATGCTTCACAGGGAACATCGCGTTGTCCAGCTGATAGATTCGAATATGAGACTTAAACCCTCCGTTTCCTTGAAGGAATTGAGGAGTAAAAGTTCCAGTAATCGGATCATAGGTATTTTGCATCCATCCGTAGAGTTTAGATGCAGTATCTCCTTTAACCAAATTATCAAAAGTAATTGTTACGGATTCGGGAGTAACCTTTCCAGGGTAGTGAAACTTATCATTTACACGATCTACCACAATATCTTCAGAAGCAAATCCAATCTGAGATACTTGCTTAGCAGCGAGGGTTAATTGTTCTCCTTCACTCATACCAGCAGGAAGATCAATTTCGACCTCCCATTGATATGCGCGATAGGATTCTAACCCGTGAGAGAGCATTGGAAGCTCCCCAGTATTCAGGGTTCTTTGGGTTTGAGTTGCGTAGTATGCGTTAGCCATTTACTTTATATATGTTTTCTGTTAACCCAAGTCTGCTGACTGGTTGGTTAGGTTGAGCTCGAATACGAGTACTTCAGCGGTCTTTGTGGGCTTGATCAGAACACGGCACCACAATTCGTTTCTATCTACCCGAACAGGAGTATTTGTGGTTTCGTCACAAACAACTTTAAATTCGGTAATACCTCTACGACGACGGATATCATCTAGAGCAGGTTCGAGAAGTTTAGTTACTCGATTCCAAGTTACAGGATCATTAGGTTCGAAAATCAAAGCTCTTGTAGATGCAAGAACCATCTTACGAATAACAATCATCATTCTACGAACATTAATTCTGTCCAAAGCACTAGGAGTTCTTTGGGTTGTTCTTTGTCCCCAAATTACGATTCCATCTTGTGCGAACTTAGCAATTGGATTTACAGCATTTCCTGGCTGATAGAGAGAATCTCTATCTCCTTGGTTGAGATTTACTTCGACATCAAAGGGCTTAGTAAGCCTTCCGCGTGTAAGACCTGCAGGAGCGAACCAGGGGTCTGCTACCGCATCCGTATGCGCCATTGTTGCGATTGCGAATGCAGCGGGATCAATAAACTTGTCCGCCTTGCTCCACACATCAAAGACTTTTACCCAAGGCCAGTAAACTGCGGCGTAAGAGGAGTTGATGGCAGCAGTTCTGCCGGTTCCTTGACCGTTGTGCCAGTTAATGGCTTCCTGTGCAGTATCAAGACCTTCGGGAGGAGATACTACAGCTAAGAAGTTTTGAGAGGCTTCTGCGAGAGAGACTAGGGCATTCTGTACAGATTGGTCTGTAATACCAGGAACACATGCCATTGAAATATTAAGGTCGTCCCTATCAAGAGCTTGCATTCCAGTTTTAGTGGCAGCGAGCCCAATAAGAGCTTCTCTAACATCTCCATTAATGGAACCCCCCTCATCTCCAATATCTCCATTTACACCTCCAGCAAAAGAGGTGGTGCCATCAATAAACTTAGCGAATCTAGGGGTTACGGCGTCATATGTGACACCTGCATAAGATCCGGATACCGTGGAACCTGTCCACTTACTTGTCCAATCCGTAGGAGGGGTAAATCCTTCTGCGGTGGTTCCAGTGTTGTCTAAGAACTCACCTTTAATGTGGTCTGATACTGCGTTATCGAGACCGATGTTGATAACGTTCTCTGGGAAATTTCCCGAGTCGCCATCTTTTTCGAAGTCTAAAGAGAATGCTTCTTCTGTTGCGCCATCTTTTGCGACAGTAAGGGTAAATCCTTTTCCTGATTGGGAAGCTACAATTGCTTGCAAGCCTTTATTGGTAACTCCAGTTGCTTTAACAATAGAACTAAAGTTGTAATTTTCTCCAGAGTATAAAGCTTGTGAAAAGTAAGTACCTCCTGGGGATTCAGGTACAATAGTCATCCCGCTTGCAG